CCCCCCCACCGTGCAGGTGCTGGCCTCCATGCCGTCGTGGGCGGCCGAGGAGGCCGCCCATGCCCTGGAGACCATGCCATGAACGCCACCGCCGCCGACGCCGCCATCGCCGCGGAGGACCGCTACCCCGAGCTGCTGCGCGACCTGGGCAACGCGGTGGCAGACTCGCTCACCGGAGCGGGTGTGGACCCCGGCCTGGCGCGCGCTGCCGCCGAGAGTGCCGCCGAGCTGGTGCGCGAGCTGTACGGCGGCCAGCTGGTGTACGTGCCCAAGGGCCACAGCATGCAGACGCGCCGGCGCTGGCAGGCGCTGTGGGACGAGTTCGACGGCAGCAACCAGATGGCGCTGGCGCGAAAGTACGGCATGAGCTACCAGCGCGTGTACCGCGTGCTGAAGATCATGCAGGAGCAGCACCGCAAGCGCGTGCAGGCCGAGCTGCCGGGGCTGGAGGGCTGAGCCGTGGGCGCACCTGCAGCGGTGAGCATCGAGCGCCAGATCGCCGCCGTGCGCGACGAGCTGCGCAAGCGCCGCAGCCTGTACCCGCGCTGGGTTGAGGCCGGCCGCATGACGGCGCAGGAGGCCGAGGACCGCATCGCCGCGATGGACGCCGCGCGCGCCACGCTGGAGGCCGTGCGCGAGCAGCAGCGCGCTGCGGTGGAGCCGCAGCTCTTCTGAGGCCATGCGCACCGTGCGGCTGCTGTACCTGCGCGAGCGGGCGCGGCTGCGGCTGACGCCGAGGCAGAGCGGCGTGGCCGCGTGCCTGCTGGACGGCATGGGCAACAAGGAGATCGCCGGCGCCTGCGGCCTGGAGCTGGACCAGGTGGAGTGGGACCTGCGCAGCCTGCTGCGCATCTTCCAGGCGCGCAACCGGGTGCTGCTGGCGCTGGCGCTGCAGCGCGAGGTGCACGGCTGGCGTGACGACTGATCGACTGACCGAAGGAGCGACATGGACACCAAACTCATAGCGGCACGCGCCGAGATCCAGGCCATCCTGGACAAGCACGACATCGCGGCGCACGTGATCCTGCACAACGCGCCGGGCAGCCTGGAGGTGTTCATGCACCTCACGCCCGGCTACAGCAAGCTGGTCCGCATGGGCACGGAGCAGGAGGGCTTGGCCTTTCGGCTGCGGTCGCACCTGGCGGACTACGGCGGCGACGCCGCAGCACAGGCGCGCGACCTGGCGGCCACCGCGAACATGGTGCACGGCCTGGGCATGGTGCTGGCCCAGGACGGCATGAGCATGCTGCAGCTGGCCCAGGTGGTGAACAAGGCCGCTCGGGCCGAGCACGGGCCGTTCATCCGCACTGAAGGTCGGCCGCAATGAACGTGCAGCAGCTGCGCGAGGCGCTGGAGAACTTGGAGAGCGATATGAAAAGACTGCGCGACATCACGGCCGACATTGGGCCGCTCTACAACGCCGCGCCCCCGCCGCTCCCGATAGATCCGTTCGACAGGCCCGCCACGATCTTGTGGCAGGCGGCGTATGACGCCATGCGAGAGGCTGGCCGCACAGATGCGCAGGCTACCGAATGGCTGCAAAGCAAGGCGCCGCGCTGGCTGCTGGATGGCGAGTACGGCGACAAGCTGCGCAAGCTGGGAGAGAAAATGGGGCGGCGCGCTGCTGCTGCTGGCGTGGACGCCTAACCAGGCGATGAGCCGCACGTAGGGTCGGCTCGATCGGCGCGTTGGGCGCCGGTTTTCTTCCCCGCGAATATCCACCGTCGCGCGCGCGCGGAACCATCCGCGCATGACGCAGGCCGCCGTCACCGACCTGGAATCCCAGCTCCGCCGCGACGAGGGCGAGCGCCGCCACGTCTACGCGGACAGCGAGGGGTTCCTCACCATCGGCATCGGCCGCCTGGTGGACCGGCGCAAGGCCGGCTCCGGGCTCAGCTCCGCCGAGTGCACGCACCTGCTGCACAACGACCTGCACCGCATCGAGATCGAGCTCGGCTCGGCGCTGCCCTGGATCTACGGCCTGGAGCCCGTGCGCCGCGCGGTGCTGCACAACATGGCCTTCCAGCTGGGCACCGCCGGGCTGCTGAAGTTCCGCCGCACGCTGGCCCTGGTGAAGGAGATGCGCTACGCCGAGGCGGCGCGCGAGATGCTGGACAGCCGCTGGGCCCAGCAGACGCCCGCGCGCGCCCACCGCCTGGCCAGGCAGATGGCCACGAACACCTGGCAGTAGCCGGGCACCACCTTCACACCCTCAACGGAGCGAGCCGCATGAAGGCCCTGAACCACATCGCCCTGGCCGGTTTGCTGGCCGTGGCCCCGGCCACCGGCCTGACGCTGGCCGAACGTGCGCTGCCGCAGCGCGCAGCGGCCACGGCCGAGCAGCGCCGCCGGCAGCTCGACGCCGGCCCGTACACGTACCGCTCGAGCCGCCGCCGCGGCCCCGGCTGGACGGTGGCCCAGGTCCGCCGCATGGCGCGCAAGCGCCGCAACCAGCTGCGCCACCGCGCCGCGTGCAAGGCCGCCGGCGGCAAGGGGCGCCGGTCGTGCTGATCCAGGTCGACTTCACCTACGTCGTCAGCCTGTTCCTGGGCATCGCGGGGGCCTTCTGGGGCCTGGCGCGCATGCTGCTGGCGCAGAGCCAGAAGCACATCGACGAGAAGTTCAAGGGCATCGCCGAGACGCTGCGCGGCCAGGACGACGCCTGGCGCCGCATCGAGCGCGACGTGATGGACCTGCGCGCCGAGCTGCCGCGCGACTACGTGCGCCGCGAGGACCACAACCGCGTGATCGGCGCGATCCACGTGTCCATCGACAACCTGCGGCTCACCATCGAGCGGCACCTGCTGGAGCGCCGCCACGGCGGCGGTGGAGGCCACGCGCCATGAGCATCGACCCCGCGCGCGTGCGCCGCGAGAACATCCGCTGGTTCCTCATCCGCGCGGCGGACGTGAGCCGGCCCGCCGGCACCTACGTGGAGCACCTGCTGGCCGTGGTGCAGGCGGTGTACGCCGACGCCACCGAGCTGGAGGTCAAGCGCGAGGTGGACTACCTGGAGGAGCGCGACCTGGTCACCGTGCGGCGCGACGGCATGGCCCGCTGGTTCGTGCAGCTCACCCGCCACGGCATCGACCTGGCCGAATACACCACCGAGGTGGAGCCCGGCATCGCACGGCCGCGGCACGGCACCGGGGGCTGAGCCGTGGGCCAGCGCAGCAAGATCACCGGCCTGCCCGCACCCATGCGCGAGGCGCTGGAGCGCAAGCTGGTGGAGGGCGGCTTCAGCGGCTACGTGGCTCTGCAGGACTGGCTGCGCGCGCAGGGCTTCGACATCGGCAAGAGCAGCCTGCACCGCTACGGCAGCCGGCTGGAGGAGAAGATCGCCAAGCTCAAGGCCAGCGCCGAGCGCGCGCGCGCGCTGGTGGAGGCCAGCCCCGACGGGGGCGACGACATCGCGCAGGGCAACACGCC